ATATTGCCAAAGTAACCGCCTATTGTTTGTGCGTCATCGGCAAATCCCGCCGTTGTATCGTACATATTTTCATTTTCAGCAAATTCAAAAGTCCCTGTAAACAAGAATGTTTTTAACGCTACGCCAACGGGCAATAAATCCATTACAATATTGACAATCTCATTTTGCGTTAATTGTGCCTTTTCAACAACATCAAGCGGTATAGATACCATTTCAAGAGTACAAGGCTCTCGTGCCTCGGTAATCTTAACTTCCGATACTTCACAACCAAACGAAAAGGCTATTGCCTTTATCATACTGTTATAATCTGCATTTGTAAAGTTTCTCATTACCTTCGCTCTGATAGTCAAACGATACTTTACATCATTTGAGTTTCCTCTCGGTTGATTTACCGTTTCACCAAGTAAATCAAGTGTTTTTCCCGTTGCCTGCGATAAGTCAAGCGAATTTAAAACATCCGAAATATCGGTATTAATACCGTCTACGGACACCTTTTCAATCTGCAATATCTTTTCATTGTTACCATTTTTAAAATAGTAATCGGGTAAATTTTTGACGGGATTTTCTCTGTCAAAGGTTTTCATATTATTGTACCTCCGTTAAAGTCACCGTTCCAAGTCTTGCAACTTCCCAATTATCAATTACAATGTTACCGACCTCCGTTGGCGTTTTACCCGCTGCACTTAATATAATTGATGTTACATCAATTACGCCTTGAACCTTGTAAATATATCCGTATAAAGCCGATAAAACAACATCATCACCAACACCGTATATATTGATATATTCGCTTATCTGATTTTGTATTTGCGTTTCGCCGTCCTCCGCAAACCTATTATCTGTCTTGTATTGAACGCTGATATTTATATTAATATCTTTTGTAAATGAATAATAGATATAATGCGGCATATTAGCATCATCATAAACCGTAACGGGACACCAATAATCAGTTGGTGTCGGCGTCGGTATAGTTGTACTGCAAGTCTTAACACCTACGGGTGCCTTTGAAAATATTGCTTCCGCAATCTCCTGTTTATGGTTTTCACCACCGCAAACAAAACACTCAAACGAATGCGGCGGTCTGCCCGATACTGTGGTATTCTCGTTATTTTCCACAATACTGACGGACTTTACCGTTGGCACCTTCAAAATAGCTGCTCTTATACCGTTTACATTGGAACTCCCAATCCCCTCAACCGAAACAGCATATCTTTTACGCAAATCATAGTCACTTTCAATATCTTCTGCATATAATTCGGTGTCTTTATATTCAACACTTTCAACGCCTGATATTGGATTTACAATCTCATTTATAATTTTTACATTACCTATCATTCCTGCGGTGTCACATTCCACTACAATATCAATACTGCCCGTTTCGGGAATGGTAAATTTGCTGATATTATGATATGTAACCCCTCTGTTTTCACCGCACACAACAATTTCCGATACTTCCGTGCCGGGTTCACCGCTTACAGTTATAATATGTTCGGCGTATGTCGCCGGATTTCTTGTTATACCTGCAAATACACATAATCGGTCTAAACTCACACCGCTTGCGGTATTCGGAAAGCGCGCATAATATGTAGCTTCTAAATCGTCATAAGTCTTTGACAGGTCTTTTGCTCCTATTCTTATAAATTTCCCAAGCGGTGTTTTTTCGTCTGTTTCAATATCCTCACCAAACAATTCTTTTGCCGTTTGTATTTTACTTGCAAGAATTTCATTATAAGTCGGGCGGTGAAAGCCTTTCTCTGTCAAACTCATAATTTCAGCCTCCTTAATTGTATGTATTGGTGCCGTCTATTTCGTCACCCGTCGAATTTACGGCTTTAAAGGTTATTGTCGCTTTTCTTGTTTTTCTGTCGGTGTTCATTTCAAATGATGTTACAATAAAGGTATCATCTACTTGTTTTAACCCCTTTTCTATCTCATTTCTTATAATATCTTCCGAATTGCCCTTACCAAGAATATAAGAAAATGTTATACCCTCATCACGATTTAAAATCCATTCACCTTTATTTGTGCCGAGTACAGATTGAACCGTTTGACGCAACAATTCATTACCGTCTATCATTTGAATTTGTCCGTTTTTTATGAGAATATCTCCGTTCTCATCAAGCATAAATCCTTTCATTAAACCACCTCCTTACAAAATCCCGATAACCACGCTGTCAGACCGAGAATGGTGTCCAAGCGCGGGCGTTGACATATTACCTTTTAATGCTTGTGATATGTCCCTATCGGCACACACGCAAAAAACCAAGTCACCTTTGCTTATTTCAATGGGAGTTAATACTGCAACACCCTCTATTGTCGTTGTATTCAGTTTATATCTTGCGCTGTTTACAACGGGTATATTTTTTACTATTGCCGGCGCTTGCGCTGTTTTTCCGTACTGCTTTATCAAATTCAGAGGTTGTACGGTTGCTTTGCCTTCGCTGTATGACAAAACTTTTGCTACATATGCAGTATGTAAATTCAACAGCTTATCCTCTATGATATTTTCAATATAACTCATTGATAAACCGCCTCCACTTCCGTCACACTTTCAGAGCCGTTAAAAATATGTGTCCCTTTTCGCACTCTAAACCACCCCGATATATTTCTTGCCGACAATTTAATTACTACTGCCGTTGTCATTCGGTGCTGCAAAATCATTTTGAACTTATAACCCTTGATAGTGTTCTTATAGTCCTCTGCGGTCATTTCTTCCTCAAATTCTTCGGGACTGTCTATCAATCCCGTATCCTGCGACACTAAGAAATTGATATTGTCGCCCTCTGTTATATGCCTTGCGTACATCTTACCTTTATTAATATAAACCGATATACCGCATACCGCTGCATATTTTTTGATATTTTCCATTAACCCCCCGCTGACATTTACCTCGCTGTCATAGTCCCAATCACGCTTTATTTTAAACACGGCAAGCGGCAAGCTGATTTGTGAAATTAAATCTTTCAATATATAACTTGCTTTTGTTCCTGCTGCGTATGCTTTTTCGGTAATATCACGCTCTTTTAAATCAACATCATCAAGAGCGTAAATAGTAGTTTTTTTATCTACACCCTCAAATTTTGTTTGTACCTTGCTTATTCTGCCCTCGAAAATAAGTCCAGTATCACCTTTATATCCTGCTTCAATGGTAATCCTGTTGTTCCATTTCAAGGCTTGTATGGTTTTCTGTGATAAATTGTAAACAATTATCTCGGCTTCGTTTGCCTCCGCATCATCATCAAAAGGGACATTAAATTCAATATCCAATTCCTCTGAATTTAATGTAACACCGCTGCTTTTAATTATTGCTATGCGTCCAAACATTCCCTCCGGCGGTTCTGAATAGGTTTCAAGCCCCTCTTTCCAACCTTGCATTGCTTTAATTAATCTTGAGCTGTGACTAATCAATCTCATCACCACCCATATTATCAATCGTTAAGAATACTGTTTCATTCAGATTTTCAAATGTAACGGTGTTCTGTTCTCCGCTTTCATCCAACGGTATAATATCAAGGCATGGATAACGATTGGCGACATATATATCGTGAAAAAGCGGAAAGCCGTATATAATCGGCTCTCCCTCGCATATCTTTTCTCCGTCTTTTTCAAGTGTTACGGTAAAAAAGTCATGTGTTTCATTATAATTAATCGTTAAAAGGAAATATTCACTGCCAAGAGCTATTCTGAAAGTGTAAGGCACTGATTTTTTTGTAATCAATATCCTGTCTTTTCGCATAATTACCTCCTTTACGATTTATATCCCACAAGAATTTTTCGCCCTGTCTGCAAAGTTCTGAAATCACCCTGCTTGCTGAATGCGTTCTTGTTATGTTCCATAAGCCAATCGCATTTATCCATAGTTGAGCGTGTTCCGTCGGGCAATATCACATTTTTATATTGTTTGGTATATAAATTCCATGCGCAATCGCCGTTTTTTACAGTGTGATAAACCGCGTCACTCCCGCCCTCGTCAACCTGCTGAGTGCCGCCGTTGTTGATTGTTGTTTCATCAAATGCTGGCTTTGCAATTCTCACTTCCATAAGGGACATATTAAAGTCACAGCCACGCCAATTTGTATAGGGGTGAGTTGTAGAAAATGACTGTATCTGCATATTTGACAAAGCGTTTCTCCCAGCATAATCAATAAGCGAACCGCTTTTTTGCAATTCCTTTATTTTTGCTACAATTTCACTTGCATTCATACCGTCATGGTCTACAATCTTACCCTTTAAACTCAATTCATACGGTTTCCTTTGTATATGGTCTGTAATGCTTACGCCTTTTTCTACGGGATGCGACGAGCTTTCCACATCATGCGAAAGACTTTCGTCCTCAACGAAAATATATAAATTATTCAAAAGGGACATTTTATTACACCTCCTGCAATCTCGGATTCTTACGCAATGCAGCCTGTTCAACTTCTTCCATTGCCTTCTTAATCCAACGCTTAACCTTTCTTTCCATAACTCTATCCTCATTTGTTCCGCTGATAGTCAGGTTAAACACCGGTGAATATGTATTGTATTCCGTGTTATTTTCGCTGTATGTTCGCGATTCGGGTGTATACGCCGATATGCCAATCATAGCCCCTGTTTCTTCCCGTGATTCGAATTTATTCTGTGATAACGGTATTGATATTTTAGTGATATTTTCACCAAAAATACTCGATTTTGTTCCGTCCGAGTAATGGAATGTCGGTCTTTTTTTACCGAATATTTTCGCGGTTTGCTCTGCCGAAAATACTTTCATTCCTTTAGGCGCATTGGGTATAAATACATTTCTTCCCTGTGGTATAAACGCTTTGCCGCTCGGCATCTGTACAAGCTCCGCACCGCGTCCGTCATTTACAACAGCGTTGCCACCCTTGTGTCCATCTGTACCTCTCGCATAACCGACACCCTCCAAATTCACTTTTGAGCCAAACTGTTTTAAGCTTGAATTTGCATTGTCAATAATATTGTTCAATTTGCTTGTAACGGTTTTACCAATATCGTCAATAGCCGATACAACGCTTGATTTTCCTACATTTATGCCGCTTGCAAGGCTTTTTATCATTCTTTCTCCGTCCGAGCTGAGGTTCGTGCCTGCAATGATATTTTTCATCTCGTTTAACATATTTTTTATAGCTTGTAAAATCTCGTTGCAACGGGACTTTACAATATTCAGCATTACATCAAAGCTTCTTTTCACGGCGTCAGCCATTGTGTTAAAGTCGGCTGATACATTTCCGCGCAAATTTTTCACAATAGTACCAAAGCTTTTAAGCTGATTGAATAATGCTTGTAAGCTTGTTACATTCAAATTATTTATCATTGCAAAAAATTCCTGTGTGTCTTTTCCGAATTGTTTCAGCTGTTGACCCACACCGACAATATCATTTTCACCTGAGAAAAATTGTCCCAAGCCGCCCGAATTTGGAAATGCTTCACCGATTCCTTTCAATGCCGTAAATAACTCTGATATTTTGCTAAAGTTTTCAATTCCCGCAATGCTCTGATAGAACTCCGCCATTGCCCGACCGAACGGAGGTAATTTTGCAGCCAATCCCACAATGTCATTTTCGCCCGTAAACCATTGTGTAATACCGCCCGTATTCGGGATATTACCTATATCTGCAAGGGATTTAAACAGGAGCTTTGCGTTTGCAAAACCCTCCTGCGGTAACGCCGCAACGGTGTTGTAGAATTTCGCAACACCCTCGCTTGCCAAGCTTCTTAACCCTGCCGCAAGCATTGTAAAATCTGTTTCACCTGAAAACCATTGTGCAATACCACCTGTTTTTGGCGTGTTGCCTATATCTGCAAGAGATTTAAACAAGAGCTTTGCATTTGTAAACCCTGTTTCGGGAAATGTTGCAACGGCTGTAAAAAATCCTCTTACTTTTACGGCAAACTCCGATAGTTGAGTACCAAGCTCCGCAAGGTCCGTACCTCCAGTAAAAAAGCTTGCAAGATTATTACCCGCCATTTTCAGCATAAAATTTCCGAAAGAACTGAAAAATCCGCTTACACCGCTCATATCCACACCTTTAAACAAAGCAAACAACGGTTTTATATTTGTCGCAAATTCAGATAATTTCTTTCCGACAGTAGGTAAAATATCAAGTACACCCTCTGCAAATCCGCTTGCAAGCGAACCGCCTATTTTACCTATTTGTTTGAAGATATTGGCAAGTGTGTTTCCACCCGAATTTATAAACTCATTAAATCCCTTTATTTCGGACAATTTGCCAAACGCTGCAATAATAGCGGACAATCCGCCTATCACTAAGGCTGTATTTGCAAGTCCCGCCAATACAACGGGAATAGGTACCATACCGACTATACCTGCGAATATCGATAAAACCGAGCCAACTGTCCCCAATACAGAAATAAATCCGACCAGTTTATACATTTCTTTATAATTGAACTCCAGCAGAGATACCGAATCAATCAATATTGTCAGTCCCGATAAAGCCGTAACAACAAGACATATATTTGCAAGCCCTTTCAATACAGTTGCAATAGGTATCATTCCTACCATTCCCGCAAATATTGACAATGCCGAACCAACCGTGCCTAAAACGGTAATAAAACCAACCGACTTATACATTTCTTTATAATTGAATTTCAACAGAGATACAGCGCCAATCAACATAGTTAAGGCTGACATACCCTCTATCATTATTCCCATATTTGCAAGTCCCGACAATACGGTTAAAATTGGTATCATTCCCGATATGCCCGCAAATACAGATAAAGCCGTGCCAACAGCACCTAAAACGGTGATAAATCCGACCAACTTGTACATTTCCTTATAGTCGAATTTAAGTAACGCTGCCGTGCCGACTAATAAAGCCAACGCCGACATACCACTAATCATTATCGCCATATTTGCCAAGCCTTTTGCGACAGTCGATACAGGTATTACACCGACAATTTCAGCCAGCTTTGACAAACCCGTCCCTATTACTCCCAACGCCGCTATAACAGACAATAATTCAACCAATGATTTGCCGTCCGATAATCTCGCCATATACGGCGCAACCGCCATTACAACACCCGAAAGAGCCAAAAGTCCTCCGAATATAATTCCCAGGTTTGCCATTCCTTTAAGTATAGTTTTAGGCTTCATTTTGGCTAATGTTTTAAATACGCCAAAAATGCCACCCGACCTTCCGCTTCCACTTGCCTCTCCCGAACCACCACCGAACAATCCCGATATTACAGATGTTATACCTTTAATTTTATTGAATAATAACAACGCTCCCGCCAACGCTGAAATAACGGATATACATTTCTCTATTTTGTCGCTATTTTGTTCAAAAAAGTCGCCGATTTTCTCAAATATTGGATTTTTCGTAAATGCGTCACAGAATGCGCCTGAAATTTTAGCGACAATGTCCTGTATTCCCAACGCCTCGACTAAAGCCTCGCCTATCTGCTTTAATATGCCCGGCAATTGAGAGGCTATTGTGTTGAAAATGCTCGGCAATGATTTAATCAGAGCTTTTATCACTGCGGTTGCCGCTTTTAGCAGAGGCGGCAGTAACGCATCAATAACAACGGGCAATTCCTTTTCGATAATCGGCGCAAATCGCTCTATCAAAGTACCAATGCCGGCAAGTGATTTTTCGATAGCCGGCATTATATTTTTGCCAAATGTCCCTATTGCGTCAATCAAATTATTCAGGCATTGGTCAAAACTGTCCCCGCCTTGAATTAATGACGGCAACAAATTTTCCCAAGTCGCTTTTACGGCCGCTAACGAACCGCTTATTGTTTCGGTTGCTTCTTTCGCCGTTGTGCCTGTTATTCCCAAGCTCCCTTGAATGGCGTGGATTGCTTTCACCATATTTCCGAATGACATATCATTCGCCTTAACGCTCTTATCCATTTTCGCCGCTGTTTTGATAAGCCTTTCCATTTCGGATTTAGTACCGCCGTAACCCAATTTAAGGTTATCCAACATACCGTAATTACCCCTTGATATGCTTTGATATGTTTGGATAATTGAATCCATATCCGTCCCCATTTTATTCGCATTATCCGACATATCCACAATAGCCATATCCGACATTTCGGCCGCTTTCCTTGTATCTCCGCCGACACTCTGTATCAAGCTTGCCGAAAAGCTTGTCACGGTTTCCATGTACCTATTGGCTGAAAGTCCCGATGTTTTATAGGCGTTATTTGCGTTTTGAAGCACTTTGTTCTGCGCTTCCATAAGGTTGTTGAAAGATTCGGCTGCCTGCTCGGGTTTTTTCCCGATACTTTGAGCGTATTCTTCCAACCCCTTGCCGCCTGTGCCGAACAGAGTTTCAACGCCGCCCACAAGCTGTTCAAAATCCGCATAGGCTTCAACTGATTTTTTAACAAGAACGCCTATTCCTGTTGCCGCTGCCGTTATCCCTGCCACAAGAGCCTTAAACGAAATCGCCGCCAATTTCTTTAAAGCATTAAACGCCGCTCCCGCTGCTCTTTTGCCAATATCGCCCAATGTCTGCCTTATTCGTTCGCCTTGCTGACGCACCCTTTCCATAGGTCTTACAGCCTCGTCGGCTTCCTCACCGACATCTTCAAAAGCTTCTTCACCGATGCCGCCTGTCAGCTGTCGTCTGATTGCATTGATTTGATTTTGCAATCTATTAATCTCACTCAGTCCGTCGATTCGAAAATCGAGCTTGACTATATCATTTCTGATTACGCTGTCTGCCATTTTTTTGCCCTCCTTTCCGTGATATTAAAATAACAGCCAATCCGATTTTATAAAATCGAGTTGGCTGTTATTTCTTCTTTGCGGCTCTTTTTATAGCTTCTATCTGTATGTCCATAGCGACATTGGCTTGCTCGATTTCGGACGGTGTCATATAATTAAACACATAATCATAATTTACCGCGTTGAAATTGCCGTCATTATCTATGCAAAGCCGCCATAAATTCCAATTATTTTTTGTCTGCCTCTTTATCTTTCTTTTCGGCATTCTCGGGAAAGTATTTCTCATCCGCCTGCATTACTGAACTTGCAAAGTCCATTACCTTTGTCATATGTTTTGCCTTTGTGCCGAAATATTCGTCCTTGTCGCTTATTTTCGGTTCTACAATTACATTATCAAACAAAAAATCCGCAAATTTTTCGGTATCCTCCTCCGCGTATTTAGTCGCCTTAAGCATTGCTGACACGCCGTTGAACTGCGCCGTATATTTTACTCCGTCAATAGTTTCATTTACTGTTATAGGTTTGAAAGCCATAATAATTACTCCTTTTTAATAATATTAAAGGACGGTTTTTACCGTCCCCGCCGATTACTTTTAAAGACATTTTTACCGTCCCTGCTGTTAAGATACATTTGTTTCAAGAACGCCGTCAAAGACGCAAAAAGTAAATTCCATATCCTCCGCCTCCGCGCCTCTTGAAATTTCAGGCATTTCCTGTATGCTTGCCATTGTACCGCCGAAACGCTCTCCGAGAACCTTGTTCGTCACCCAAATCGGGAATGTTTCACGCTGTCCCGCCAAGCTCATAAGATAATTCTTTTGCGGTGATGTGGGCTGCACCGTAATTGTAAGCGTGTGAATCGTGTTATTAATCTCACTTCGTACGACATCACCCATAGCACCGACAACAGGCTCAAAATACGCTTCTTCTTTTTCAAAGGTTACCATATCCTCGCCGACCTGCGTAATAAAAACCGTCCCTACCTGTATTGTACAATCCTTTGCGTTATAGCTTGATACTACCATTTAAAAACCCTCCTTTATATTGTAATTTCGCCTGTAATTTCGGTTTCGTGTATTGCTCCGGCAAGCGCAAATGCGAACTTACCACCAATATATTTTCTCGCTGCTCTGTCACTCGCCTCGGTGTCTTCTCTTGCCGCATAATTCACGGCGTACGCGGGTGTTCCGTCCTCATTTGCCGCGATAATGCCGTTGTTAAACGCGTCGCGCATAACCGTTACACACACATTTTCCAACATTGCAATACCATTATTGTCATAAGGTACTTTATCTGCCGCGTTAAGTGTTTTTTGCGTCTGATATTCAAGATTGCCAATAATGTAGTCCTTGCTGTCAATAATATCGATATATTCACCGCCCGCGACTTTGCCCTCTGATGTAACATTGTCACCCGCTTTATTTACAAAGGTAATGCCGCCTTTTGCGTGAATTGCTCTCAGCTGCGCTTCACTCAAGTTCTGTGCGGCTATGCCTTTAAGAATCAAATTCTTATATGTAAAGCTGCCGGCTTTTCTTCCTGCCGTTGCACCTACAAGTGCTGCCGCTGGGGACGGATATTCTGTTGTGGGGTCACAATAAAACAATACTGTTTTTTCAATGCCCACTACTGCTAAAGATGTGTTATCGTTAGCCGCAATATCGGCAAAATACATCTTGTTATCCAATCCCTCAACCGCTGCCATAATACCCGATACATCAATTGCCGTTTCGCTTTCTGTCACAACCACAAGCTGCCGCCAATCCTTACTTGCATTATCAATAACACCAAGCCAAACAGCCGCTGTGCCGTTTGTCGCGCATACAGCAATCTTTTCGGGCGCGTTATCCTGCATAAAGATAGTGCTTGCAGCTTTATACACCTTTGTTGTGACTGCAAATCCCGCCGTTACCACATCTTCAAGCGAATAGCATTCAGTGTATGCTATTGCTTTGTTTGCATTTTCCTCCAATACAAGAGGAATACCAAAACCGATACTGCCAATCGGCTTTGTCATATCAATTTTTACTTTAACATCAAGTGCCATTTTTATGACCTCCTTATTCTTTATATTCTTCCTGTGTTATTTCTGCCGTTTCGATAATGCCGTTTGTTTCTTTCGGATTATCAACCTCATCAAAGAACCAAAATACAGCGTCAAAACCGTTACGGTACTCATATTCAACGGTCAGGAAATTATCTCTGTCGGTGATACTTCCGACCGACTGACAAATCACTCCATTATCATTCAGATAAACGGTTCCGATATGCTCCAAATACTCCCTCGCCCTGCAAGCAAGCGTCATACACTCTGAATTGTCGTTTGACAAAATCGTTATGCTCCAAGTTTGAGTAAAAGGCTTGCGGTCTTTGCCGTCAGAATATTCCCCGTATGTGCCCTTATTTTCGCTCATAAGCGTTGTTATCGTATAAGATACATAAGGATAAGACGGCGGCGCTGCGTTTTGATTTGAGCGAATTACGGGGCAATTAAGATACTCGC